GACTGCGATTTGGCAAGGAAATTCTGAGTCTGCAAATGGTAACCTAAATAAATTTGATGGTCTTATTAAGTTAATTGGAGCTGCTTCAGGAGTTGTTGATGCTAACGTATCAGGATTCGTTTCAGGTGGACCTGTAGCTTCTATTACTGCATCTAACGTGATTGCATTATTAGATGGCGTTTACAAGGCTATCCCTGCTAAAGTAGTAGCTGCAGATGATATGACTATCTTCGTAGGTCAAGATACTTTCAGAACTTACACTATCGCATTAAAGAACGCTAATATGTTCAACTATGCATTCGATGGTAAAGCTGATTCTGAATTTGTATTGCCGGGTACTTCAATCAAAGTTGTAGCAGTTGCAGGTTTGAACGGAACAGGTGATGTATTTGCTTTAAGATTAAGCAACTTATTCTTAGGTACAGATTTATTGAACGAAGAAGAAAAATTTGAAATCTTCTTTGCTAAAGAAGCTGATGAAGTAAGATTTGCTTGTGAATTCAAAATGGGTGTAAACATTGCATTCCCTGATGAAATCGTAAAAGTAATAATCTAATTATAAAGGGGAGTTGAAATATACTCCCCATTTTTTAAAAATATAAAATAAACAATATGGCGTGTGCATTAACACAGGGATATACCCTAGATTGTCGTGATTCCTTAGGTGGAATTACAGAAGTTTATTTTATTGCAAGTTCAGATGTAACTTCTACTACCGAAGCAAGTGGTGTAATTACTGCTTTAACAAAAGCTGCAGGTAAAAGATTCTTTAAATATGAATTAGTAAAAGGGACTTCTATGTTAACAGAGAATGTTGCATCGAATGTTCAAAATGGTACTATGTATTTTACTCCTGAATTAACAATAATTTTAAACAAGTTACAAGCTAACACAAGAAACGAAATCTTGTTATTGGCTCAAAATTCACTTGTTGCGGTTGCTAAAGATAACAATGGTAAATATTGGTATATTGGCAAATCAAGAGCATTAGACCTGACTGCAGGTAGTGCTACATCAGGTACTGCCGAAGGCGATAGAAGTGGTTATACTTTGACTTTTACAGGTGCTGAACCTGCATTAGCTCCTGAAGTTAATAGCACTGTTGCTGCTGCACTTACAACTGCAGGATAAAGTTTGTAGTTTTCATAGTTTAGTTCCCCTGCCTAGTTTTCTAGGTGGGGGTTTTTTATGCGCATATATTTGTAAATATGCGTATACATATCAGATATAAGTCAAAAAGTAAAGTTATTGACTTACTTTATTACAATATAAGTCAAGTTTTACCTTTACTGATTCATTTTGTAAATATTTATATAAATGCTATTTATAATTGATGATACACTTAACAAAAGGCGAAACAAATACAATTGTTATGACATTAACTGAAAAGCAGTTATTGACTAACCCTAACTACCTTTTTGTGTTTACAAACAGAAGTAGCAATAATGTAATTAAATTTGTAGTTTTAAACGCATCTGATGTAAGTCAATACAAAGATAGATACAATGAATTTAGCATAGTTACAAACACTAACTTTGCAACTGCATTAGAGGGTCAATATACCTATGATGTATATGAGCAAACTAGCACTAGCAATACAAATATAACAGGATTAAACAAGCTAGAAACAGGCATTATGTGGCTTTCAGGTTCTACCTTGTCATATAATCAATTTACAACAACAGACACTTATACAATTAGACAATGATAGATTTAAGAGTATTAACATTCGCAGAAGCTAGACAACCTAAATTCGCAGAGAAGAAGGGTATTGATGGTGGATATATTAAATATGGCGAAAACAACGATTATCCTGAATACATAGTGGACTTATACAATAAGTCTTCTAAGCATAGTGCTATTATTAAAAGCAAGGTACATTATATTACAGGCAATGGTTGGTCAGGTCAGCCTGATGCACAAGGATTTATAGACAAGGCTAATAGAATTGAATCTTTAAACGATTTAACTAGAAAGGTATCTTTAGATATTGAAATTTTCGGTGGTGCTTTTTTAGAAATCATTTGGGATATGTCAGGCAATCTTGCTGAAATTTGGCATTGTGATTATACAAAGATGCGCACGAATAAAGATAATACGCAGTATTGGTATAAAGAAGATTGGAAGGATAACAAAGTAAAGCCTATTGTTGTAGCTGCTTTTAATCCTAAGCAACCAATAGGTAAGCAAATTTTATATGTAAAGGAGTACAGACCTAATATTGGTATCTATGGATTACCTAGTTATTTTGCTGCTTTAAACTACATTGAATCTGATATTGAAGTATCTAAGCATATCTTAGGAAATGCGCAGACAGGGTTTTCTGCTAGTAAACTTATTACTTTACCTAATGGAGAACCGAACGATGAAGAGAAGCGTAATGTAGACAATAGAATTAGAAAAACATATAGCGGAGCAGACGGCAAAAAGTATATGATTGCCTTTGTTAATGATATATCAAGAAAGCCTGTTATTGATGATTTAGGCACTAGCGATTTAACAAAAGAAGATTTTGGCAAGGTTGATGAATTAATACAAACTAATATATTTAGTGGGCATCAAGTTACTACTCCATCAATTATGGGTATTGCAGAAGCAGGGAAGTTAGGTACAAGAACTGAAATGCGTGATGGTTACGAAATATTTAAAAACACTTATGTTAACGCAAAGCAGATGCACTTAGAAAGTGTATTTAATATGTTAGCTAAATACAAAGGTGTAGAAAGTGAAATTAAGATTATTCCTACAGAGCCAATAGGTATCGAATTTAGTGAGGCTACAATCGTATCTGTTGCTCCTAAAGAATGGATATTAGAAAAGGTTGGTATTGATATTAATAAATATTTGCCAACTCCTGCAGATGTTTCAACTGAAGCACCTGTTGAAACGCTATCAGTTAATGAACATATAAAAGGTTTAAAAGGTCGTGAGTGGCAGAATATGCAGCGCATTATTCGTGAGTTTAACAAGGGCAAGATTAACAGAGAACAGGCATCTGCAATGCTTAAAACAGGATATGCATTAAGTGATGAAGAAGTCACAACTTGGTTGGGATTAGAAGAATTAGAAGCTGAATTTTCTGAAGAAAATTATAAAGTATTTTTTGAATTTGGCGATGAAAAAAGTGATTATAATGTTTGGCAAAAGAAAACAAGATTTTCAGATGATACTGATTATCAAATGTTTGCAGAAGTTAATCAATTAGAGTCAAATGTATTAGACCAAATTTCAAAGCAAAAGGATATTACTCCTGAAGTACTTGCACAGGTTTTAAATGTAAGTGTAGCTGAAATTATAGTAGTTATTAAAAGCCTAGAAGAAAGAAACATACTTCAATCAATTAGTAAAACAATAGGAAAAGGCATTGATTCAAATGTTATAGTAGAAAGACAATTAGTAAAGCCATTAAGCAAGACTGTTGGTGAAGTAAAGCCTACAACAACAGAAATGCTTGTTAGATATTCTTACGAATGGAAATCAGGATTTAGCGATTCTGACTTAAGTACAAGCAGACCATTTTGTCAAAATTTAATTAGAGCTGATAAATTTTATAGCAGAAGCGAAATTGAACAATTATCTGCAAGGCTAGGTTATTCTGTTTGGGATAGAGGTGGCGGATGGTGGAACAATAACGGAACTATTAGCGCATCTTGCAGACACGAGTGGAAAACAAATATAGTTACAAGAAAAAAATAATAAGATGTCATTAAATACATTATTCATATCAGTACAGAGCATTAAAGATAGAACAGGCTTACACGCAAACGTAGATGAAAAATTAATATTGCCTGAAATTAAGACTGCACAAGATATGTATATCATGCCTTCACTAGGCAGCACATTCTACAATAGATTACAAGCAGGTATTAATGGTAATAACTTAAATGCAGATGAACAATCTTTACTTAACAACTATGTTACAGATTGTTTGATTTACTATGTAATGAGTGAATTACCTATGGGGTTATCATATCAGTTCTATAATAAAGGATTGCTAAGAAAGTCAGGGGAGAATCAAGAAAACCCATCTATGCAGGATATGATTGATGTGGCTAATAGATACAGGACAAGAGCAGAGTTTTACAAGCAAAGATTAATTAAATATCTTAGACAGAACAATACTATGTTCCCTGAATACTTAAACTATACAAGCGGAATAGATACAATTTTACCTGACTTAGAAGGCTATACTACTTCTTTATTTTTAGATGATGATTGCGATTGTTCAGGCAAAAAGCCACTATCGGAAAAATATCAAGGTAAAATAGGATGCTAATATGAGCAAAGAAGCTAACATTAAGAATCAAAATAAGCTAAAAGTTTATTTAGACAAAACAAAAAAGAATGACCCTAAATCAAATAGTAAAGCAAATAACAGCATTCGGAAACAACCACGAGCAAATTAAATTTGTTTACTTTGGCGATGTTTGGGAACGATTAAGTAATGGCGAGGTAACATACCCTGCTATGTTTTTTAATCTTAACGATGCTCAAATATTAGCTAAGCAAATACAATACAATTTTTCTATCTATGTTATGGATAGGATGCTAATGGAAGAAACAAACGAAACAGAAGTCTTAAGTGATATGACTTTAGTAGGTCAAGATATGGTTGCTAGTCTTAGAGACCATATTTATAATTGGATTGTTGGCGATAATATGTCGGTAACATTTTTTACGGAATCTGACCCTGATTATTTAGCAGGTTTAAAGATTGATTTTTCATTAACATTATCTTCATTAAACGACACTTGTCAAATACCTACAAATGGAATCTAAAAAAATTAACCAACTAGCAACCGAGATGGCACCTGTTGCCACTGATTTGACTATTATAGGCGACCCGATAACAGGTGTAAGTAAAAAGATTACTTTATTACAATTATCAGCTACAATAGGCGCAGGAGCAGATTTACAACAGGTTACAGATAACGGAGCAACAACAACGAACCCAATAGCTATTGGAGGTTTGACAATTACAGGATTAGCAACAGGGGTTTTAAAAAGCGATAGTGGTGTAATTAGTTCCGT